ATGTAAAAACTATACTTACCACTCCAAAAGGAACAGTTGCTTTTGATAGAGAATTCGGAATCGACTGGTCTATTCTTGACCAACCGATGGCCCGGGCCAAAGGGCTTTTGACTGCAGAGTATGTTAAACAGGTAAGAAAATATGAACCCAGAGTAAAAGTTACTGAAGTATTATTTGAAGAACCGGATCAAGATGGAGTGTTAATACCTAAGGTGGTGTTAGAAAGTGGCTAAAATTCAAGAATTGCAACACTTGCCGGAAATAAATTTTGTAGAAACAGATGTAGAAACTATGCTGGCCGATGCTATAGAAAGTTATGAAAAAGCTTTTTATGATCAAACTGGGAAAAAGAAAACCCTTGCCCCAGGTGATCCTGTTCGAATTTGGATTTATTCTCAAGTTTTGAAACAATACCAAACTAATTTGTTAATAGATAAAGTCGCAAAACAGAATTTGCTTTATTATTCCACAGGCGAAAAGTTAGAACATTTAGCTGCATTGTTAAGTGTCGATAAAGACGGACCGCAAAAAGCGATAACAACTATGGAAATTACTCTTTCTGCAGCACAAGATAATGCAGTTCCTATAAAAGCCGGAACCAGAGTTACTCCTGGTAATAATATATTTTTTGAAACTACTGAATATCAAGAAGTGCCGGCCGGGTCAACAACCTATGAATTTCAAGTTACTTGTACTGAAGCAGGAACAATTGGCAATGGTTTCACAGCTGGACAGATAGATACTCTTGTTGATCCAATACCTTATACTGAATCAATAACAAATATAGATACAAGTCAGAATGGAGCTGAGGAAGAAAGCGATGAAAGTCTGACCAGAAAAACATATTTGAAGCCAGAGTCGTTTTCAGTTGCTGGCCCGGAGGGAGCATATATCTTTTTTGTCAAAGAGTTTAGTCAGAGCATTATTGATGTTGTGCCAACTTCTCCATCGCCAGGAGTTGTGGATATTAGATTTATTTTAGAAAATGGAGAATTACCTGACCAGGCAATAATAGATTCTTTAGAAGAATATTTGGATTTCAAAAAACGAAGGCCACTTACGGATAATGTACAGGTAGGAGCTCCGGTCCAAGTTATGTATGATATAGATTTGACTTATTACATATCTTCAAATGATGAAGATATTGCTCAGAATATACAAGATGCAGTTGATCAAGCTATATCTGATTATCAAAAATGGCAAAAAACAAAAATTGGCCGGGATATAAACCCGGATGAACTTAAAAGTAGAATAAAAGAAGCTGGAGCTAAAAGGTCTGTTGTTGCAGCACCAGTATTTACTCAAGTTCAGAAAACAGAGGTGGCAGCTGCAGCCAATATAACTATTAATTATGGAGGTTTAGAAGATGAATAATAAAATAGATGAAGTTAAACTTATTGAAATCTTACCTCCGAATTTAAGAGAAGATCCGGATATTATAGCAGCAAGCGAAAGCATAGACGCTGAACATCAAAAAACAGTAAGCAAAATAAATAAAGTTTTAACTGTTGGAGATATTGACAATGCAGAAGAAAAAGTTGTCGATCATTTAGCGCTGTCAGCTCATGCTGATTATTATGAACTCAGTTTACCAATTGAGAAAAAAAGAAAAATAGCAAAAAAAGCTTATATTTTGCATTATACAAAGGGAACTCCTTTTGCGGTCGAACAAATTGTCAGTGATGCATTTGACAACGCTATTGTGGAAGAATGGTTTGAATATGATGGAGACCCTTATTATTTCAGAATCCAAGTTGAGGATAGAATAACTGATCAAGAAGTCTTAAGAAAACTACTGAAAGCTATTAACTCAGCAAAAAATAAACGGTCCTGGTTAGAATCAGTTAACATTAAGCGCGAAAACATTGCTAATTTATATTTTGCATCTTTTATGCATACTAATCAAAATGTCACTTTAAAACAGATTCCGGTCCAAGATGTTTATGATCCAGTTAATAATCTTTATGTTGCCGCAGTTAATAGACAATCTAAGGAATTGATTTTAAAACAAATACCTTTGCCCGAGGTTATAGAAAGTTCGGGCGCATTAAAAGTTGGAGTTGCAAACAGACAAAGTACTTATTTGAAATTATACACGGAGGTGTAAATGATGGCCCAGTTTAATAGTTTAACGATTACTCAAGATGGTTTAGAGCTGCAGTCAAAAGCTCAGACTGGTACTACTCTAAATTTTACTAGAGCAGCAGTTGGAGATGGAGAACTGCCGGATGGTACAAATTTAATTGATTTAAGTTCTTTGATAAATGAAAAGGAGTCTCTTAACCTTACCGATTTATTTGTAGACGGCAGCGGTAATGCTAGAGCCAGAGCTACTGTTTCTAATCAAGGTTTAGCCACTGGTTTTTATATCAGAGAGATTGGTCTTTTCGCTAACGATCCAGACAAAGGCGAAATTTTATATTGCGTAGCAAACGCCGGGCAGTATGCTGACTTTTTGCCGGCTGGAACTGGATCAGATATTGTAGAATCTACTCTTGATCTGGTAACTATTGTAGGTAATGCAGAAAATGTTACCGCTCAAATAGACGAAAGTTTAACTTATGTTACTGTAAAAGATATTAATGACAAATTAGATCTAGAGACTGCTGATCATCAATATAAATTAGTAGTTATTGACGGATCACTTGTTTTAGAGGAGGTATTATAAATGAAAGGATTTCCTAAAAAATTAAAGACAAAAAAAGATTATGAAAATATCGTCGATGATTTCGGCTACACTCAAAAAGTAAAAGAAGCTTATCAGGCATTGTTAGAAACTGATCAGCATTATGTATTTGATAAAGAACTGGCAACTGAGGATGAAAGGACTGGCCCGCTCCCTGATTATAAAATAATGAAAGAAGATGATCAGGAAACCGAGACGGTTAAAATTGTTCAGTATAAATTAGTAGATAACCCTGACTCAAAGCTCAAAGAGTTAGGATTTACAGAATCTGAAGTTCAAGAGGTGATTGACTTATGCTAAGTGTAGTAGGAGTAGATAGTCCTGCTTTTTACAACGCTGAAGGAAACATAGAAAAGACAACCGGAGTCCAGGGAGTAGATATTCCGGCCCTGGCATTAAGAATTAATAGGCAGAACTTAAAAATTGAATCAGCATCAGCACTAACTGCCTCAGACAATGATGGCAGTTTTTCTAGTTTTGCGATGGGTACAGATTATTATATCTATGCCTGTCAACCAGCTGATGGTATTGAGCCAGACTTTGTGCTTTCGGCTAACTCTACTTATCCAGATACAATTCCTTCTGGAGTTACGCCCAGTGCTGATAACACTCGGAAGATTGGTGGCTTTCATTATGGCCGGGTAAGGAACAGTTCTACAGCTTCTGATGTATCAGAAAGCATTGTACCTAACTCAGTTTGGGACCTTGTTAATCGTCCTAAATGTTCCCCTGAGGGGATGGCTAAGGTAGGAAACCTTTGGGTAGATATTTATCTGGCATCTGATGATGGTAACGGTGGTGTTGAATCAAAATATAATGCGACACCTATAACCGGAACTGAAGGCTTAAGCTGGTACAGTTTCGCTGAAAGGTTTGCCAAAGTTGATAAGAGGATGGCATCAATGTCAGAGTGGACAGCATTAGCTCAGGGCAGTCCTCAGGGTAACGATGGTGACAATGTCAATGCCTGGTCTGCTACCAGCAACAGCAGTAGAACTGCAACTGGTACTGTAACCAATGCTATCAGTAATTATAATATTGTCGATTGTGCCGGTAATGTCTGGGAATGGCTGGATGAGGTTTCAATTAGACAGGATTCTACAACCTGGCAATGGTATGATCCAGCAACTGATTTTAATGAAATAATGGAGTCCGGATGGGACCAGCTTGGTGATATGTACTTACCTAATGCAGATGGTCTTTCAGCTTTCCACGCCGGTGGCTTTTGGGATGATGGTGTTCGCTGTGGTGCTCGCGCGTTGAGCCTGGTCATCAAGCCTTGGATCGTGGGCTCGGGTTTCGGGTCTCGTGGTGTCTGTGATCCTCTGTAATTTGAACTTTGATAATCTGTCTTTTTATTAAGGTGTGAATATTTATCAAAAATCTAACAATACATCAAAAAGTATATGATCTCATGGTTTGGTTTTTCCCGATCGTAGATAACTTTCCGAAGTACGAAAAATTTGTGCTTTGCACTCAAATAAAGAACTCTATATTAGATATTTCAAAAATCATTATTGAAGCTAATAAAACCAGAGGTAGCAAAGTGAGGTTTCTGCATCGGGTAGATGTTCGACTTGAGCAGCTAAGAATGCTGATCAGATTTGCTCATGAAAGACATTATCTAAACCATTCTAAATATGAAAATGTATCTAAAAAAGTTGATGAAATAGGACGCATGCTTGGAGGTTGGATCAAGTCATGCGATTAAACATTTGGGGTTAAGAGCGTTTTTTCCACGCCGGTGGCAATTGGAATGATGGTGTTCACTGTGGTGCTCGCGCGTTGAACCTGAACAACAAGCCTTGGAACGTGAACTCGAATATCGGGTCTCGTGGTGTCTGTGCTCTTCATGCAAAAATCTTTCAGACAGTAGTGGTTACGGCCACTACTGCAGTGTTTCTAGAAATGAGGAACAGGCTTTTAATCCCTGCTGAGATACTTTTTTAAAGTCAATCCAGCAAAAAATTTAGATTGCTAGCCAGGCAGCAAGTATTGAAAAATAGAAAGTTGTCACAGTCAGCGACTGCCCGTTCTCATTTGAGCGGGCTTTTAATTTCCACCCATAAATAGAGAAAGTGGTGATAATATTCCAAAAAAATTTAAGAATCTATATCCAAAAATATACGATTTTGAGAACCTATACATTTCTTATGAAAATGCTAGAAAATCTAAACGATATACTAACCAGGTCCTTAAATTTACTAATCAGTTAGAAAGCAATTTAATTAACATTCAAAATCAGCTCATCTGGAAAGAATATTTGCCTGGCGAATATCATCAGTTCTATGTCTATGAACCTAAGCAGCGGTTAGTTATGGCACTTCCTTTTGAGGATAGAGTGGTCCAGTGGGCTGTATATAGAAATTTAAATCCTATATTTGATAAAACTTTTTATGAACATAGCTGCGCCTGCCGGATTGGTAAAGGTACTCATTATGCAGCGGACCAGCTGCAGCACTGGATGAGAAAACTAGATAGAAGCCCAGGGGAAACTTATTATCTCAAAGCTGATGTTGCAAAATATTTTTACAGGATAGATCACAGAACTCTTTTCGAAATCATCAAAAGAAAGATTAGCTGCAGAGATACTTTAGAGCTGATCTGGAAGATCATTAAAAAAGATGATGGTGAATTCGGAATACATCTCGGTGATCATTACTTTGAAAGAGATAAAATCAAAGGAATTGGAATCCCGATTGGTAACTTAACCAGTCAATTATTTGCTAATGTTTATCTCGACTTCATGGATAAATTTATAAAACATAATTTACGGGCTAAACACTACGTCAGATATATGGACGATTTTGTTATCCTGGGAAAATCAAAGAAAGAACTACATACAATCAGACAGGAGATAGAAATATTTCTTGCTGATTATTTAAAACTTGAACTTAACAACAAAACTACTGTTGATAATATCTGGAATGGAATAGATTTCTGCGGATATGTCACTTATCCACCATATAGAAAATTGAGAAAAAGTACAAAAAGGAAACTCAAAAGACGGCTTAAATATCTTCAGAAAAAGTATTATAAAGAGGAGGTGGAGATCAATGAAATAAATGCCAGCGTTCAAAGTTATCTTGGAATATTAAAACATTGTGACAGCCATAATCTGACAATGTCGGTTATTGGCCAGTTAGAGGATGAAATACTTAATCAACTAGATTTAGAGGACGTTCGAGAACAAAGAAGTTGATGCGATATACAGATAAGCAAATACTTTTGCCTTGTAGCAGGGCTTGGTTTGAGGTGAAAACACGTGAATGCAAAATGGAGACCATTTTTAGACGAAATAATTTATTACTGGAACAAATTTTTTGAGCATACAGTTATAAAAAGTTTTCTTGCGGTGGGGGGCACATTGCTGACTATGATGTTTGGAGATATGAATGCAGCTATGCAGGGCTTTTTGATTTTGTTGGCAGCAGATTATATTACAGGAATTATAAAAGCAAGCAAAAAAGGTCAGCTATCAAGCTGGATGTCCCGTAAGGGGTGGGGGAAAATAGCGACTTATGCAATTGTAATATCGCTTGGCCACCTGGTAACTCAAATAGGGATGAAAGGA